ATATGTGTGTAAAATGTTTATTTCCCAATATTTCTAATTTCAATTGGTCGGGCGTTCTGTCTACAGTTTGCCTGTACGGCAATCCGTTATACTTTTTCTGCAAAAAAGATTCAAATTCATTAACTAGTGAATCAGTTTTTTCAAATCCTGTTTGTTTCTTGCGCTCAATAAGATCGGGATACGCTTCCCTATATCCAATAAGTTTAGTTGAGTTGGAACCCAACTTACCATAGTATTTATCGTTGACTAGTTTGTTAAACCATGTTGTTTTCATATAAGACAATACTAATCCAGGTGTCCACTTAAACCATTCAGCGATTCCGGGTTTATTAATCTGTCTTAAGAACTTTGACCAACCAATGTCATGTTCCCAACAACGCATCATCCACGTTCCTTTAATAGAATAATCGTCATTGGTGCGCCAAGGTGATAAGTCACTTGCTCCCATTATCGGGAAGCCGTCTACTAGTTCTAATAGTTTACAATACGGCAATGCTCTAGGTCTATCAATCTGTGACAGTTCAGACATTCTTTCTGCGTCATTCTCGTAAAATTTTTGTAGATTGAAATCTAATATTTTATAGGGCACATTTAATATAGAACACACGGTTACTGCATAACTCACATCATAAATGTTATAGTCATTTTCATATCTTGCTATTAGAATCTCAGGATTAGCACCTATTTCTAAGAACGCACGTAACATTATCTCACTATCGATACCACCACTGAATAATATTACAGGTGTTGAATCACAATGGTCAATAGTGCTACGTGCGGCATTAAATAATTCATCTTTGAAATTACTTACCCTTCCGTTATATTGTCCAAAATTAGTATTAAACTTGTCATTGGATGTTTGTCTGCCAAATAGTCTATCATCATAACTCCAACTATACCAATTATTCTCACTTGTGTACATGCTTATATGTCCCAAATATCATATCCCATAACGGGGTAAATAGTCCGTAATTTATTTCACCAGAGTGGTGCATCAAATGCCATTTGCCACTAGTAAGAACAGGTAGATTAAATTGTCTATCATGTTCAATTGTTTCTTGTATGAATGCCGCCCATACATAATATAATACGCTAATCCACCATTGATTGGTTATCAATGAAAAAAGCAAAGTAGGAATGACTTCAGTTATCCACAAGTCTATTGTACTAGTCCAATCATCATTAAATAGTAATAGGTTAGACCAATGCCACTTAGTAGAATGATTAAGTATAAACTGGTGATGATGCAGATGAATTTTACGAATCACCGGCACTATATGACCAACTCTATGAATCCAATACAGTATTAGAGTCCATAGAAAGAAATATAAAACAATCATTACGTTTTTATCAATTTAATAATCAATCCAGATATATCCAATTCCCACCATTGTTTTCTAAAAGTATAATCTTTGGGAAATCTATGATGATTGTTATGCCATGCCTCACCCCAACTAGGGATTGCAAACAACCAACTGTTAGTACTATCATCATTTAAATTGTATGTTCTGTACCCGCTTATCCAATTGGGTTTGTGTCCGGCTATGTTAACAACATTACTCATTATACCTGTTAATACTGCCGGCGCCCAATGACCAAATATCATCAACCAAACACCACCTATTGCAAATAATAACAAGCTCCAGGCTGCAATGATTACAAAGTAGTATCTATGTACAAATTGCTGAAATTTATCACTAATCAGTCGGCGCATTCTCCACTTAGTATCTTGATTAATATTTGCTTCATACTCAAGCAAGAAGATACTCCATCCTTTATATTTAGGAGAGTGTGGATCATTAATAGTGTCACTTTTTAAATGATGATTAATGTGTATTGCTACCCACGCAATCGCACTACCTGTGCCTCCCAAAGCACCAAATATAGTAAACAATTTGGTCAACCACTCGTTTGATTTATAACTATTGTGAGTTAATTTTCTATGGAACGTTACAACAATACCTAAACACCCGTATACAAAATATCCTGCCAACACAGCCCAAAACATACTGATAGTTAACGGATAGTATAGTAGTCCCATTAATGTCCCTAGTAATCCTAGTAGTACGAATAATTGAACTCCTTTAGTGCTTGATGATAGATAGTGTGTCATATATGTATTTATAGATTATTATCAATGATATATTGTTTAACTTCATCATATGATGCAGGTAACGGTACTCCTATACTTAGTAAATATCTGTATTCACTGAAGTTAAAAATTGTATGAAATTTATGCACGTTTAACAAAGTATACTTATCTTGCTCGTATACTAATTTAGTTACATCAACCATTCGCCCATTAGCGGCCGGATTACCAAACATTGTTAAACTATCGTAACCGTCTATTAACATATTTATGCAACAATTTCTTCCTTGATGGTCAATATGCCATTTGTAACAAGTATTTGGTTTAAATCTATAGATTGCCAATTTTTGTTGGCAATCAAATTTCTCAATAAATCTAACTAAATTAGGTTCTGTCTTAAAATCATCTATTGTTAACAATAAACAATTCATCTCAATAATGTCTTTCCAATCACTTTCCGTTGATTTGGATATTATGTCACGCAAATACTGTGTCAACGTTGATGTGTTTTGCAATCTATAAAATAATTTTACACTATCCATGCATAATCCTTATACTTAGATGCGCTTTCTTTAATTAAAGAAGAATGATTTTTCTTTAATGGCCCGTATACTAATAACAATCCTTTAGTCTTTGTATTATCATAAATTGCAGAATGCTGTAGAGGGTAGTCTTTATAATAAAATGAATTTGTATCTGTTGGCAATGTCAATTTTCTTTGTTGATTATTGTACGTGAACTCCCATATGGGGTCTGTGTAAGTGTTCCACAATACTGCTCTAAATTCGTCACGCGGAGATGCATAATCAGAATGCGATGGTACTGGTTCGGTATTTTCCATAACTCTAATTAATCTAGGCTCTAGTGGTACGTGTTTAAAAATCTGTTCTAGTAAGTTATCAATAACTGCACACTTAGGTGCTATTACAGCATCATACAATGAATACAATCTTGTGTTTCCTGTATTGAATATGTCAACCCCCCTAAGCATATCCTTGACAGTATTATTATGATTACTTGTCACTTTGTTTATAAACTGAGAATGAGTATTCCAAACATCCCACCATTCATCCCAATTGTTTGGTTCTATTTTTGGTATGTCTAACGGTGTGTATATTATCATTTTTTTATTATTGATATAATTGTCATCACTGGATCATACTCTTTATCTTTTATTTGAGTTGAACACTCTTTGGGATTAGCATGATGATTGTTATGCCACGCTTCACCTAATATAAAGGGGAATAACCATATGTTATTTCTACTATCATCTTTGGTTACAAAATTTCTATACCCACTAGTATGACCAAAGTAATTAAAATTGTTTTGACTTAAGTGAACCAAAAATACAGGAAGTATCCAAATGAAATACAACAACTCTAAATTGATTACCGCTAGTACAAATACAAATGACAAGATTATAGCCATATACCATTTGTGTATGAACAATTGTTCTTTGGTCATCAAGTCTTTTACTAAAAAGATTTGCATAGGTTCTTCTTCTTGTTTCTTATAATGACCAAAACCAAAAATCTTGTATCCTAAAAATTTGGGGCTGTGTGGATCTTTTTCTGTATCAGAATATGCATGGTGTTTTCTATGTAGATATGACCATCCTAGCGGGCTACCCCGACCAGATAGCACAGCCAACAAAGTAAAAAACCATTTTAGCATATCATTTTTAAATTCAAATGATTTGTGTGAGAAGTAGCGATGCAATGTCATCCAATTACCCAAAATATTAAGTATATAAAAACTAAATAAGGTGATTGTTAAATTGGGTATAGTAAACATGGATAGATTAACTATCCCCGCAAATACACTGAGTGTGATTCCCAAAGTTAGTAGATTGATGTTGCGAGATGTTGATCCTAGTTGCATATTATTCCCTCCTTGTATTTATTAATAAATAATCACTATGCAAGTTATTCTATTCACAGACGTTGCCGATACTTTAGGCTATGGTAAATACGCAGGTACATACAAAGTTGCCACTGAGGTGAGGAACGCAGGTTATACTTGCCAAGTTGTTGATTTGTTCAGTAAATACACATACCAAGAACTTGAAAATATTTTAAACAAGTTTGTAACATCAGAGACAGTTCTTATTGGGTTCAGTTGTACACTTATGGAAAGACGGGTCGGGTTATACGGTAGTAAGAATTATACTGTCTACAATTTTGGTAGACCTGATAGTGAAGTAGAAAGTTTACTTGACTATGCCAAAACAAAAAATTCAAAGATTAAAACAGTCGTGGGCGGTGCTCGTATTAATATGAATGTCGGCTGGAAGTTCATTGATTATGCTGTAGTTAATAAAGGTGACATTGCTATTGTCAAACTAGTTGAACATTTACTATATGGTAACAATTTACCATTAGTTAGAACATCACCGTGTAAAGTTATTGATGGAAGTAGTAGTGATTATTTTTATAGCCAAGACCAGTTTGCTACAAGTAAAATTATATATCAACCTCAAGATATCATATTATCGGGCGAGTGTTTGCCAATTGAAGTGGCGCGTGGGTGCATCTTTAGTTGTGCATACTGTCACTTTGACTTGATTGGCAAAAAGATTGGTGATTGGCAAAAGGCAGAAGATTCTTTACGTGATGAACTTATGCGTAATTATGAGTTGTATGGAACAACTCATTATATGGTATCAGATGAGTTAATTAATGAGAGTCTACCTAAGATGGAATTAGTACATAAGGTATTTACTTCATTGCCATTCAAAATAACATACACAAGTTATGCACGACTAGACTTGATATCAGCGTTCCCTCAAATGCGTGATATGATACAAGAAAGTGGTGCTGTTAGTATTGCGTTTGGCATTGAAACAATGAATGATGTTGCAGGTAAGAAGATTGGTAAAGGCTTAGGTAAAGTCAGAACTAAAGCGGCATTGGCACACTGTGCTGAAACTTGGAAAGGTAAGATTGTAACAAGCAGTCAATTTATTGTCGGCTTACCTGGAGAGAATGAAGCAAGTATGCGTGAAACTGTTGATTGGTTAGTTAGCGATGAATGTGATTTGGATATATTTGGATTCTTACCGTTATTCATTCGACCAGAAGAAGATGGTCGATCTACTAGTAAGATTGATAGAGACCCTGCAAAGTTTGGTTATGTGTTACATGAAGACAAACCTTGGCAAGGTGAGCATATGAACTTTCAACAAGCATGTCGCTTAGTCTCTAGGTTGTATAGTGATCCTAGAGTACAGAAAAAAATCAAGTTTTCTGCGGCTACATGGATGGGTAGATTGTTGAACTTAGGTTATAATATTGAAGATATCTTTAGCATGATTAATAACAGAAATCTTGCAAAGAATGAGGTTGTTAGTATTATTAATGAAAAATCAGAAATTAAAAAACAACTTTATTATGAAGAATTAATGAAGATTTAATCCTTAAGCAAAAATATAGGATCTTTGTCAAATCCCAAAGATAATGTTATTCTAGGTGAGAGTTCTGACATAAGAACCGCATGCGGTTCGTTAACTAATACTACTGTCGGTGCATCTATTTCTACACTATCTGCTGTTCTTATTCCGGCAATTCCTGATAGTATCCAGGCACCTATAGATGTTTTACTATTGAATGTTCGTTTGTTAAATTCGCCACCTGAATAGAATACAGTTTTGGAACCTTTACAATTTAATAGTGGTAAATTTATTCTTGCAGACTGGGGGTACCCATCGACATGTATCGGACTGTGACTATTTTGTGTCATAACGTATGCCACAGCCCAATTGCAAGTCAATCCATATTTAGCAAACCCGGCATCTAATTTAGGACAGTATTTTTTAAACGCAGTAACATCTAATGGATGATACGTTGTATTAGTTAACCTATAATAGATTTCAGGCTTATGTATTTTTAGATAGTCAACTGCATCACTGACGATATCATCATAAAAATCTATTTCTATCTTTTTGTAATATTGCATAACGTATTTATAAATACGGGATGTCCTATACTATTTTAGCTTATTCCGATATGACACTGCCTCAACGTGGTATCTTCTTTGATTTTTTAAAAGAGGCTCGAAAAGAAACAACACAGCCTGCACATGAAAACATGTGGGATAATGACTGGAAAAATAAAAACAATACTCTACCGTACTTATTAGAGTGTACTAACAGATTCACCTCAGGTGGAAAATATAATGTAGCATTTGACGGAGATCAAATAGTAGGATGTAGCGGGGTATACACTAGTGCATTTTGCTCTGAGTTAGCAATCGCAGGAACCAGAACTTGGATTCATAAAGATTATAGAAACAAGTCTATAGCTAGAGAATATTTATTGCCAGCCGAGAAGGCTTGGGTTATTGAAAACAACTTTAAAGCTATCGCTATCTGTTTCAATGATTATAATAAGAACTTGACTAAAATTTGGAAACGCCTACGTTTAGGAGAAAAAAGAACTCCTAGACAATCACACCATATGTTTTTTAACGGAGTAAATGCGCTGGAGTTCCCCGTTACTATTCAATATACAAAGCAATGGATCATGTATGAAAAACTAGACCCATCATTTGATTTTGATTGGGATAGTATGAAATAACTTTACTCTTTCTTACAAAGAAACGTAACAAAACCTAAATCAGCATGTATCACTTCTACTGTTTTAAATCCCACCATATGTAATTTATTAGTATACCAGCCTAAGGTAACACTATGCATTATACCAATTAAATCTTTTTCTTTCTGCTGAATATATTCTTCAGACACTCCGTTTTTTCTTTTAAAATCATAATACTCACGCTTAACAATTTCTGACTGTTGTAATTTATCAGTAAGTATAAGATAACCATAATTTGATAATGAGTTATAGATATCAGTCAGATAGGAATACTTGTCCTGAATAAAATGCACAGTCCAATTAGCTAAAATAAAATCATAATTGTTCTTAGGGAAAGAGTCACTTTCAATAACTAAATCAGGAAAAATACTATTATCAATCATTGCACGACTGTTATCTACTCCGGTAACATTAGTATAACCTTCATCAATAAATTGTTTCATTGTATATCCCAATGCACTACCAACATCAATTATTCTAGCGTCTTTTTTTAAATTTTTATTGGCAAATTCAACGCACATATCAATAACAGTATGATAAGACGGTATATGTGCTTCTGCTTCAAGCTGAAATCGTTTAGCTACTGAATCATCAAATACCCAAGATGTTTTATTAATATTAACACTATCACCTTTAATTATAGTATCTTTTAATGTTTCAGTTACATTATTGCCTCGAAAATATCTAGCAATATACCTCAAAGGTCCTTGTTTATCATTTTCAAACTTATGATATTGCTCACGGAAAGGATCATAACTATTTTCAAATTTTTCAGGAAGTAATGTTTCCTCTGTCCTATTAAAAGAATTAGTAGACATTATTATATCTAGTGCATTTATTGAAATCCTACTAGCAATACCTTCATAATAAATATTTTTCGTTGTATCATCTACACTCCTAACCATTGGCTGACTTGAAGTAACTAATATTTCACCGTATTTTTTAACAGAATCATTAGGATCAATATTTTTAGCACCAATTGAACCGTATCCAGGAGTAGAGTCTGGATAGTTAATTGTTTCTATTACTATAGCTTCTTTAGTTATTTTACATAGTTTATCAAGTATCGATACCATATTCAAGAAACAGTAAATAACTCCGGCTGCTAAAACATAATCATATTTTATATTTTGTGCTATTTTTTCATCTAAAAAATCTTCAATCTCTTGGTGTACAATTAAAAATTTATTAGAGTCCCAATATTTTGATAAAAGTATATTACTATGGTCAATATAGTAGTTCTGTAACTCTACACCTGTGTAGTGTTTTGCCCCGTTAGTTAATGCATAATGGCCTGCGGCGCCAAGCGCACTACCTAAATCTAAAATATTTTTATCTTCTATTAGATTTTTAGGTAGTTGAACTTGACATTTTTTATATACAGTTTCTATAGTAGTAGGATGGTATACTCGGGTCTGTCTACAATCTAATTCAATAAATTCTGTTGCAATTTCAAATATATTAGTCATATATTATTTATAATGCAATTTTACCTACTGCATTTATAACTGCGGCAATCTTACCGACTGCTTGTAGTTGCTGTACAGTCATTCCTTCATTCTTAAGAATGTCGTAATGTGACTTAACACAATGATTACATTTACCAACAATACTAGCACATAGTGCATACATCTCAAACTTTAGTTTTGAAACTCCACCGTGTGTGGCATATGCTTGCATACGTAATCCTGGGGGTAATCCTTTAAGGTTAGCATCACCTGTCATATCAACGAATGGATAATAAACGTTGTTCATACCCATCAATGCGGCCGCGGTCTTTGCGGCTTCACGTTCAGGGGTGCCCATAAGAGGGCCGTTCATCCCAATCTCAAGTGCTAATTCACCATTACCTGCACTAATCGCAGCCGCTAATGCACAGGCGTGTGCATCAACTTCATCTAGACCACTGCGATTAATGACCGCATCTAAGTTTAACTTAATATCCTTAGCGTGGTCTGGAATAGATTCCTTAACCTGGTCTACCCAACTCATAGTGTTGCACCACCAATAGCACGATTACATGGGCATAGTTCGCCAGTTTGCAATGCGTCAAGAACACGCAATGTTTCTTCTGGGTTACGACCAACATCTAAGTTGTTAACAGTAATGTGTTGAATAACGTTTTGTGGGTCAACAATGAATGTTGCACGTAGTGCCGCACCTGCTGGGGCATAGAATACTCCCAACTGTTCAATTAGACTTACGCTACCACGTTCTTCACCTGACTGATGACGAGCGGTATCAGCAAACTGATGATGTGTAATCTTACGCAAATCATCGTGACTTTTTTGCCAAGCTACTTTGCAGAACTCATTGTCTGTTGAACCTGTTAGTAATACTGCATCACGATCAGCAAAGTCTTGTGTCAACTTATCATATGCTACAATCTCGGTTGGACATACAAATGTAAAGTCCTTAGGGTAGTAAACAATAATTTTCCACTTACCTTCAAATGATTTTTCTGTGATTGTATAGAATGCATCTTCTGGTTGTCCTGGGCGAACACCTGTTATTACGAATGCTGTTAATTTATCTCCGACTGTTTTCATAATTTTTCCTTGTGTGTAATAGTCTCTGTGAGTATATCATACTCTATGTTATTTATTCAACGAAACGGGTAGCTTAATCTTCAAATGAGCTTAAACCATTACTGTGTTTATCAGATACCTTTTCAGTATCCTGGTACAATCGTTTCTCTTGTGCAGTTAATGTATCTTTATGAGTTCTACGAGGATTACCGCATAAAGGACATTGTGGATTGCCACAATCCATAGCATGATGTTTTGCTAATCTATGCGGTTCTTTAATTGCTTTGTCTTTATTTGTTAAACCATGTTGTTTAGCAATACGAACTTGTCTTGCAATTGCTACATCATTTTTATGACGGCGATGGCTATTTATGTATTTTGCGATTTCATTGCTCATGATAATATTCTATCGTATATCTTTAAATTTGTCAATACAATACTGAGTTTTATTTCTCCATTGTATCAATATTTCTTTCGAAAACTGTTCCATATTTATATGTGTAAACATACTTATTTTGGTTATCAATTCTTCAATATTTCCCTTAAATAATTCTTTCCAAGAAATATCTAGTAGAGATTCTGTGCTTTGAATCGCACTAAAATATATATGATGATTACGTATGTTAGTAGCGTATGATTCTTTGGTATATTCTAACGATGTTGTTGCACAATCAATTATCCATTTTCCATAATATACATTGGCTATTTCTTCTGCATCGTCTAGGTCATATACTATTCTTATAGATTTTTTAAAAGTATTATTAATTAAATTAATATCTTTCATATGGCAGGTTACATAGCCTGGTTTTTCTATATAGGGGTTAGGTAATTGAGATAACAAATGGTCAATCTTATCCTGATCAGGCCAATCAAATCCTTTAGCGTAGGGTTCTAAATCCTTCATACCTTTATGTGAGTTCCCGTGTTCACTAAGATTTAATACATTTTTTATATTTCTCTTGGCACTTACTATAAAATGGCATAAAAAATGTCCGCCGGTTCCTCCCATATAAGTTATAGGTATTATATCCTCAGTGGGCAACATGTCTCTGTTTATAATCGTTTACTGCGGCTTTGATGGCGTCTTCCGCAAGGATTGAGCAATGGATTTTGACTGGGGGGAGTGCAAGTTCCTCTGCGATTTGAGAGTTTCTGAGTTCGGCAGCTTGGTCAAGTGTTTTCCCTTTGACCCATTCAGTGACAAGACTTGAGCTAGCAATAGCCGACCCGCACCCATACGTTTTAAATTTGGCATCTGTGATTAATCCTGTTAGTTTATCTACTTTAATTTGTAATTTCATTACGTCCCCGCAAGCCGGGGCTCCTACCATACCCGTACCTACATCGTCATCATCTTTTGCAAAACTACCGACGTTTCTTGGGTTTTCATAGTGGTCTACTACTTTTGCGCTATAAGCCATGTGTTAGTCTCCTGTATTGTATTTAGCGTTCTTCGTTGTCATCAATTACTATCCAACCTAATTTCAATAAATCTTCTCGTATTTCATCAGTTGCACAGCTTTCTGGAACAAACTTTTTACCTTGTATATATGACTCTTGTTGTTCTTTAGTTAGTGCTCGGAACTCATCATCATCTAGTACCTTACTATCTCTTATACCACTACAGTACCAATCAATGTAGTCTCCTTTTTCTTGCATGTCAGCAACGATGCCACCTGCATGTCTCCAACTACAACTCCATCGCTTTTCAGTTAGTATAGGCCATACATCATTTTTAGTAAAATCATTGTTACACATTGCGGCATATAGATTCTGTGCATAAACCTCACTTGATTTTACTTTATCGATAATCCATTGAGTACTACGTAAATCATACTCCATGTTATCTTTTTGCCATAATGGATCTACAACATTAGCTTCATCCTGTTCACGCCAAGTTTTAAACATGTCTAAATATTCAGGGGCAGGTAACTTGCCAGCCTCTTCTTGACGTTTGACATAGTTTTCTAATTGAAATGTATTTCTATCTGGGCTACTACTTATCATCTTCTACCTCTATCCAAGTGTGATCGCCTAACCATTTAACTTTGCAAATGTATTCATATTCTTCTGGAGCACTACTAGACCAATCGTTAGGTCCATTAATACTCAACCTAGTAAATTGTTTGCGTGTATCAAACAATAACCAATATATGTTGCCATTCGATAATTGAAAATCATATTTAGCGGCGTGTACCATATCAGTTAAGTCAAGTCTATGCTTAATCTGTTCTGCTTGCTTCTGTAATACAGTTACTAGTTCCATTATTCTATCATATTCTTGCTTGGCATGCAATCTTGCAACGTTCAGCATAATATCTTTATGCTTCTCTACTGGAACTAAATCAAATTTAGGTCCACTACTTTCTGTAGCATATGGTGTTACATTACGATTAAAGAAATGAATCAATGAACCGGAACTAGTAGAATCATAACTACTAACACCGTTTGCTGAATTTGGTTTATCACTCATTAGACATTATATATCATTTTCTGATTTAGTAACAGTGTTTTGGGTATTTTTTGGTTTCTTATGTTTACTATAAAAGATATGATTACCAATCTTTGCCACTTGTTTGTAAGGCCATAATGGGTCAACAGTTAAATTATGAAAGAATAACGCTGAATTAGGTAGAACATCGTTGTAAGCATCATTAGCCATAACTTCATACGCTACTTGTTGTGCTTGTTTGTATCGTTGACTATTTGTGTTTGGTTCACCTTTACCTTCACAAACCCAACTAAACTGACATAGTTTAACTTTTGTAAGTTCATCGTCTATTATTTTTTCTACTATATGTGATTGATATACAACTGCACAGGGAGTTTTAGCAAAACCATGATTAACACGATTTATTACTACTCTGGCCACGGCAGCTTGACCTAATATAGATTCACTGCCTGCTTCATAGAATATATTTTTTGCCATACAAGCAAGTTGTTTAGGATCTACCACTTTAGCAACAACAACTTCTTCCGGTTCTTCTTGTGCAGTAAACAGGTCTATAGTATCAGCAGTAATATATACACCTATAATTACAATGAAGGCAATAATAGATTTAAGAAAATTTAATTTCATAATTTATCCTGTTAAATTAAATCCCAGCAGTCACAATTACAACGAATTACATCGTCAATTGCTTCTGCTATGGTGTATGTTGATGGTAATAAATTATTTGATGTATATAATACATTCAAGTTAGATGGAATAAGGTTAGTATACAATGAGCCAGCAAATGAGCCAGCTACTTCAGAATTTCCTGTATCTACCACTGGTGCTAATGTAGATCCACTAAAGTTTGGATTAGTAACGTAATAGTTATTATCATTTGGATCATAAAATCCATACGGTGATGGATTAATCTCGTCACCGGTATCACAATTAACTTGACCCAATTTTGCAGGGGCTGAGTTAGCTACTGACCCGTTAGCTACTAACTCTTTATTTTGCACCGGAGTAATAGTATCATTGATATTATTATCTAACGGTACACCTATTGTATTTAATCTAGCTTGATTCCGTGCTTCACGCATCATACCTACAATGCTTTGCCCGCCGGGTGTACATATATTAGCGATTGCTTCGATAGTTTGAGCTTGCATATGCGGATCAGTGTTCAATGCAAACTGTGGTATGGAATCAGTAAATGATATTTGCGTTGTGGGGAACTGTGCAAGATCGGGAACAATATCTTCCGTAGCAGGTGGAACAGGTACGGGTAAGCCTGTATCTAATGCACGTTGCTCAATCGTTAATTGAGTGCCGGTATAATTCCAATTAGTATTCAGTTGTTCTGCTAACAATGGTTTGGTAGTTTGTATAGACAATATTTCTGCATTGGCATCATCTATATACCCTTGAATGATACTGTTAGAGAATAACCCTGTACCCGGCGGCGGGGCAATGACTACGGTGTCAGCAGGACCTGTATAGCTTATTGATATTATTCTACCAAAAGTAGTTATGTTAGTGGTGTCAGTGCCTATTATAGCAATTGCTGGATTACCACCTACGGTGACAGCAGGAGCTGATGCACCTTCACGACCATAGCCGCCGCCCCGATCAGTGTATGTAAATGAAGTTCCATTCCAAGTTGCAGTAGCCTGTTCCCAAGTGACTGCCAAATATAATTGTTTGTAGATATTATACAGAGTAGGTGTTTCTAATGCCTGAATCAATCCTTGAATATCAATACCAATGTAGGGTAGTCCAGTCATACAACCAAAGAAGTCACTCATCGTGTATGTACCATATGGCCCGCTTCCCAATGCGATTAATGGTAATGATCCACTTACTAGTGTAGTATCTACTGGAACATTAGTTCCATTTACCGGTAATCCCGCAATCGTTTCAATATTAGTTACAACTTGTGCAAACTTTTCTACTGGCACAGTAGTAATGTTTTTAATTTGACCGACTGATACACCAAACGCGCCAGCCGCAGTTGCTACGTCAGGTGGTAGTATACCAGCTAAATATGATCCGAACCCTACAGGAAATTGTTGTATTATTGTATCTGCCATATTACCTCACTGCATTGTCAAATGTATCATATACTTTGCCACTGTTACCAGTACTGGTTGTAGTCGTAAGGGTTGGTTCATTAGTAACAGTAGTAGTTTGATTTAAGTTTTCTGAAATTTGAGGAGCACCAGTTGGTGTTTGTGTTCCAATCTGATTTGCTACTTGAGGGCTATTTAAATTACCATTCACACCGCCACCACTGTATATAGGATAGTATGTTTTACTATTAGTTGGCGTTTGTGTAGTATTATACACTGGAACCGTCAATGATTGATAGCTATTAGGGAATAACTTTTTAGGATTCAATAAATCAGCCAGTGAATCTAATCCTGCCGTTTTACAGTTTAATGGAATCAATACTTCAGCAAGACCATCACCTACAATAAGATTAAAGGCTCCGTATATGTTTCGTTCTTGTTCTGTTGTTGCAGTAATAGTATTGTCTAGTATTTGACTTAATTCACTTTGTTGCATACCTGATGCTAATAATGCTAAACTTACATTTTGAGTGAGGGCATTATTTTGTACCAATGTTAATAGTAAATTAGAAGGTAATCCAAATGTAGATATAGTTGATAAATTAATTGCGTTGCCACTGGTAATTAAATCACGACCAAATGTGGTCGTTGCTAAACTTACGCCGGAAATATCAGCACTAATCAAATCATTCATATTGCTATATGTGCCATCTAAGAATTCTTGTGAATTCGTCATAGACATAATAGCTTTATTAGTATAATCTACAAAACTACTTGCCGCTTGAAAAGCTGACAAGTAATCTTTATATTCAGGTAGACCGTCATTGTAATTGAATTCGTTATAACCTTGTAACGCAAACAATCTTACATAGCCCCAACGTGTTACTTCATTTGTATGAGTATAGTTACTAGCCCAATTAGGATAACCAGTCCAATTAAATGTCGGAGCTTTACTATTACCTAATGCAGGTATACTAGCAGAACCAATTGATATTAAGTTATCATACGTAGAGTCAGAAACCGTTTTAGTAGGTCCCGATACGGCTACACCCCTCACGTAAGCATCATTGATAGCATATGTAAGTAATCGTAAGCAAGTATCATTTACTATACTACCTAGATTAGTAGCAGATGATTCACTGATACTAACACCAGTGAAGTCAACCATAATAGGATTAATATTAAACCCAATGTTTTGCAACAATGAACTTAATGTGTTAACTCCTAATGGACTTTGTTTTCCTGTATCGCTCATGGAACAAACACATCAGGACTACCATCAACGATACTATGACCGCAACTGTTTCCTGACCCTACTCTAAGTACCGCACTACCTTCAGCAAACACTGTTGGACTAGCACTTGTTGTGGTTGCGGCTTTGTGAGGTGGATGACCTTTTTTACTCCACGGTGCGTGTGGAGTAATCGTACTAACGTGTAGACCAACTTGGATTCCGTTGGCAAAGACAGTACCGGCACCTCTTACGATAGCACCGCCCTCTTGATTCTTGTCACCTACACGACTTAGTTTTGCCATTTTATCCTAATACAATTTTCTTATCTGGTATTTTGATACCAGTTGTTGCTTCTATATATTTCATTTTGATACTGTCATCAGTTTCAGCATAAAGAGCAATGCTATTAGTATTTAGCTTAAATTCACCCTTCGGATTTGCAGTAAATACGCTAGGAATCATTTGCATACCCTGTTGTGTGGGGGCAATTGATACTGGTTCTTCAATTGTAATAAACTCTCCACCTGTTTGAGTTACTTTTGCAATAAGTTCTTCTCCTGAGTTAAGTTTCAATGTATATACTGTATTTGGTGTTATTGATATTTGCATTACGCAGCCTTTGTTAAAAATTGTTTAAGTTCATTAAATCCACCAATCAATTCACCGTCAATGATAATTTGTGGTACTGTTCGTGCTGATGGAATTTCTTCTAGTAGTTCTTCTTTTGTATAACCGTCTCCGATTTTCTTTTCTTCAAACGGTATATCTCGTTGCCCCAATAATGCCTTTGCTTGGTCACAATAGGGACAATGATACTTACTCCATACGATTGCTGTCATTTTATTTTCCTTTTTAATGTCTTGTCCAATATTTGGCTTTTGGTGCAGTATGTCCTACTGTACTATCGTAATCTATTATCGTGTCTTTTGTAATGTTATACTTATCTGCACATTGCTGAAGTTTTTCAGGAATCCAATAATCTATTCCTAAAAAATACCAGTAATCATTGCTATGATTTGTAAACTCATGTAGGTCTTCTGCGTGAAAGGCAAACATCATTCCCGGATTCAATGATATCTCATTGTTGTTTATTACAACTGATATATCAGGGGAACTTTGTTTAGATGCTGTAAATATATATCTAGTTACATTTGTCTGGTAAGGTAAATTATCTACGTGTGCTGAAATTTTACTTCCAGGTGGACAGTTCCATACAATCATTCTTCCAAACGGGCCAGTTTCTTTATTAAACTCTCTAGCCATTTCAAATAGTTCTAGTGACTTTGTAAACAATGGATTATATTCATAGCCATTCAATGCTAAATGTATTGTACTTTCTTCATATAAAATGTTAAAATTTCTATTAACAAAATGTAATTTAACATCGTCAAATACACCCTTTGTTGTATTAGATGGATCTGTTGTTCTAACGCCATTTTCGTCTACACGCCAATTATTAGCATAATGCCAATCTGGATCTAATTGTTTAGCCGTTTCAATTTCTTTAGAAATTGTTTCTGCCCATTCAGGAAATTGGTATACATTAAATATTGGGAAGTTCATCATATTCAATACTATCAGTCATTACACCAATTACATAATTAGTTGATTCATTTTCTTGTAATGCAGTTTGTTTCTTACTTGTATCAACGTGTTTGTTGAACCAAGGAATAGGAGTTGTTTTAGGTGCAGGACTATTATATCTAATACCAATTTCTTTTAATGCGGATACAGCCGTGTAATCAACAAAGTCTTTCAACACAGTTGCATTCAATCCAATAACTGGACCCATCTTAAACAAGTAGTCAGCCCATTCTTTTTCTTCACGTATCACATCCAAGTAAAGTTGATAGACCTCAGCTTCACATTCTTGTTTAATTGCGGCGAAGCGGCTGTCTTCTTTTACTACTTGATTAATAAGGTAGGCAGTCCAGCCTTTATGGAGAAGTTCATCTTGGAGAATTAAACTGATAATATTGCCATTACCAATAAAGATTTTGTTCTCAACCATTGCTAAACTTGTAGCGAATGATACCATAAAGCGGAATGCTTCCAATGCGTAACTGGCGTGTAATGCCATATAAATTGCTTTAATGTGTTCTTTTTCGTTCACATCTTGACCTAACTCTTTGCGGCAATTAACTTTGTGTAGTTCGTCATAGTATCTACCGACACTACTTGCCATGTCTACAATTTCTTTTGTATCGTGTATAGTATTGAATACATCTTTAGGTACATTATAGATATTACGAATGATGTGACTATAGCTACGACTATGAATATTAGTCTCAAAGAAACTCCAGTTGTATATCAATGCTTCTAGTTCTGGTAATGATACAACAGGTGTGAACACTTGGCTTGGAGCACGACCTTGTAAACTATCTAATGCAGTTTGACGTAATAGGTTACTAGTAAAGATATGCCTAACTGCATCACTTGCTTCTTTAAAGTCATTAGCATCTTTTGTTAATGATACTTCTTCTGGAACCCAGAAGAAACCACGGGCCGTTGTTTCAAAGTCTGCAATCTTTTTATATTTAACCTCTTCAAATCTTTGGATGGTTACGGGACCTTCCGGGTCCAAAAACATTTTTCTATTCAAATAATCTGTCTTTGTATTTAGGTTATATTGTGCGTGTGACATTATGCTAATTCCTTCTGCTTTCGTTTATTTTCTTCTCTATTTCTTGCCGCTATTTTCATTTTTTCTTTTGTTTCCTCTGACATTTTTTTGCCCTTACGTGCGATTGACATTTTAGATTTTATTTCATCTGACATTTTTTTACCAGTCCATGGACTATTTGGCACACGTTTTTTTAGTTTTTCTCTTGTTTCTTCGCTAATCGGAGGTCTATTTTTTGCGACTTCAGCCATTTTCAATTTAGTTTCATCTGTAAAGGTTCTTCCCTTTTGAGACATAGACATTTTTGCTTTTGTTTCTTTTGTACGGGTTTGACCAATCCTTTTAAGTGCTGCCAATTTTTGTAACTCTGGATTTTTTCTATTTGGATTGTTATCTCCGGACATAGATTCTGCATATTGTCTACGTAACCATCCATAGGCTTTATTAGTTCTTTTACCATTATTAATCATTGAGCCAGTGGTCATATTCATTGTGGCATATAATAACTTTTGATTTTTTGGATATATTTTACATAATAACAAGTGGGCAAGATAATGCTCCTCAGGATATAATTCAACTATGTTTTCTTTGTCATCTGTTCCACCCAAACAACGAGGGAGGATGTGATGTTTTTCAACATACCCAATTTTTTTGGTTTTGTTACTTATTAACCTAATATATATTGCTTGATAGTTCATTATAATTTACACGATTCACAATCGGATTCATCATCAAAATCTATTGGATCTAACATTGTAGGAGGTTCTTCTGCATCCGCTTTGCTGCCTGCCTTATTTATAAGGCTATAATAGAATGTCTTGATACCATAATAGTGTGCTTGCATTAAATTTTTTGCTATTAATGTAGTTGGGATTTTTCTATCAGGAAAATGTTTTGGGTTATAAAAAGTATTTACGGATATAGCCTGATCCACATAGGCCGCAATCACTGCCGCTGTTTTTAGATAACCATCACAATCTTTTTGTTCCCACATCATTTGATATTTATTTTTCAATTTGTGATATTCTGGAACAACTTGAACAAATGATCCTGCTTTACTTTCTTTAACACTAATTAGACTCATTGGCATTTCAATACCATTTGTAGAGTTAATTACCACGCTACTAGATTCTACAGGAGCTACAGCCATTTGTGTAGCGTTACGGACACCATACTCTTTCATATTTGTTCGTAGTGTTTCCCAATCAAGTTCAGGGGTGAAGTCGGCCAACTCATTAACACCCTTTGCTCGTAATTCCCAAGGGAATACACCTTGTCCGTATCTTGTTTTATCACTGCCTTCACAACGACCACGTTCTTTGGCAAGCTCAACACTGGCTTCTGTTAAGTAAAATGACAAATGTTCCATCCAAGACTTAAGTTCAGTTAACGCATCCTTCTCACCGTATTTAAAGTTTCTTTTGGCGTGCCAGTAGGCTAAGTTAGTTACACCGATACCTAATGGACGAATCTCATCATTGCTCAACTTAGATTGAATACTCAAAAAGTCTTGATAGTCCAATATATTATTGAGGCTACGATGTAGAATACGGCAAGCACGGCGCATGTCTTCGGGATTTCTAAACGCACCCCAATTTATACTCCCGAGGGTACAGAGGGCTATCCTGCCGGTATCGTCATCTAATCGCTTAAAACTTTTTGTCGGAAGTAGGATCTCACAACAGAGGTTGCTTTGATAGATGGTATGATACTCAGGATCGAATGGTCCTTGTTTCATCACATTGTCAACGAATACAAGATAGATGCGTCCTGTATCAGTGCGTTCTTTCAATATGCCTGATTTAAAAACTTCTTCAGCATTCATAGTTTTCTTACGCAAACCTGATTGCTTTTCGTATTTCACATATAGTTCTTCAAATAGTTCTGTATTACTATAGAATGCTTGATATAAATCAGGAACTTCGTTTGGATCAAAGAAAGTTATGTTTTCTTTGTTTTTGAATCTTCTCCAGAAGAAAGCACTAAGCACAACCCCATAATCCATATGACGGACTCGGGTTTCTTCTGTTCCTTGGTTGTTCTTAAGTACAATAAGGTCATCAAACTGATGATGCCAAATAGGATAAAAAACAGTAGCACTTGCATTACGAATACCTCCCTGACTGCAACTTCTTAAATCACCGAACCATTTCTTTAAGAATGGTATCATGCCGGTGTGCATAATCTCTCCGCCACGTATAGGACTGCCTAGTGGTCGTAGTCTACCAATC